CGATCCGTGTCGTTGGCGCGGGCGCATACAACGCAAGCACTGGAACAGTCGCTGAGACAAACACCGACAGCGAAGTCAAAGGCATCCTTGAGGATGTGGTGAACAAGGAAGCCAACGAGTTGGTGCAGGCCGGTGACAAGCGCTTAACTGTTGCCGCGAAAGACCTAGACGCAGCTCCTGCAACCAAAGACAAAGTGCTCGTCAACAGTGTTGTGCATCAAATCATCAGCGTCAAAACAAACGAGCAAGAGAATACTGCTGTCACTTACGAGCTGATTCTGAGGGCGTAGGCATGGCAAGAGAAATTCCGCTCAACCAAATCGGCAACTATATGGACGGTCAGATCCAGCAGTTGGTCAAAGTGACAACACTGGAATGGGAAGGGCGCGTCAAAGAAAGAACGCCTGTGGTGACTGGCACCTTGCGCATCGGATGGAAAAGCAAAATTGAGCCCTATCAAGGCGAAGTGACGAACAACGTCGAATATGCTGAGCCTGTTTGTTATGGCACCAATTTACCGGCCTCTTGGCAAGGCAAGTTCAGAACACGCCAAGGCACTGTCGCTGGCTTCCCTGAGCTAATCGGCAAAGAGCTTGAATCATGGGCTCAAGGTCAATATCAAAAAATCATTAGGAGGGGTTAATGGCTGCTGCAGATCTCAACAGCATCAGAGCAGCCATTGAGGGCAGGCTGGCCACGGAGCTAGCAAGCAGCCCGGCCATCCCTGTGGTTTTCCATAACATGCCCTATGAGCCCACGCCGAACAGTTCGTGGGTTCAGTGTTTGACAACCTTTGGCTCAAGTGAATACCTTGGGCATGGATCAACCACAAGCTCCTACAACCGGATTGTGGGCTTGGTTGTTCTGAACATATTTTCGAGCAAAGGCGTAGGCCCTGGCGCCAATTACGTTATTGGTAAACGAATCCGAGACCTTTACAATAGGGTTACCGTGTCGGGGGTTTTCTTCGACGCTCCAATTGGTCCAGAGGCACTGGCTTCACCAGCACCCGAGGGCTATTTTCAAACACAGGTCCGTGTGACCTTTGAATCCATCGAGGAACTCTGACCATGGCCACCATCCGAGGCGAATCCGGTTCAGTTCAATTTGAAACTGGCTCAGGCAGTCTTGCGACTGTTGTAGGCACCCGAAGCTGGAGCCTGACAACAACGAAAGAAACGCTTGACACCACTGTTCACGGAAACACCTTCCGGCAGTTTGTCGGCAGCATGATCAGCGGCTCCGGCACTGTCGAATTGGTGTATGACCCAGACGCAACCGGGCAAGCCAGTTTCATTGAGGATGTGATTAAGACAGGCGACACCGCTGACGCATCATTTGAACTGTTCACAACTGGCAGCTCAACGGGCACAGACTCTGTTTCCTTTGGCGGAATTGTGACCGACATGGAAATCAGCTCAACAGTTGGCGAGCTTGTAACTGTTAGCTGCAGCTTTATCACCAGCGGCACTATTACTTCCAACTTGCAGTGAGGAGGCTATATTTAAGCGGCAAATGTGTTGCTTAAATGCCTGCCACTGAAAGAACGGTTGACTTGCTGGTTGGGGCGTTTGATCTCAACCAGCGCCGCAAGTATGAACTAAAAAACGAAGCAGGCGACAAAGTTGTCGATCTGTACTTCAGACCAATCACCCGCGCTGACCGCAAAAAGGCTCAAAGCCTTGCAGGCAGTGATGAGGCTTTGTCGATTAGCACGCAGATGCTTTGCCAAATAGCTGAGCTTGAAGACGGCACAAAAGCTTTTGCAGCGGCTGATGCTGAAAAGCTACAGCGCAAGTTGCCTGAATTTGTCCTGAATGAAGTTGAACTATTTTTGTTTGGGCTTGGCGAAGAGCCAAACCTTGACGATGCAAAAAACGACTAAAGCAGGACAAGTGGACTCTTTTTGAGTTTCACCTGGCCTGCGAGCTTGGCATGACAGTCAGCAGGCTGCGCACGGAACTGACCGATGCGGAGCTTGTTTATTTTGCTGCCTACTACGAGCTGAAAGGGGAACAGCAAGAACGGGCAATGGAGCGCGCAAAAATGAACCGGCGGTAGTATGGAATCAGTGCTGAGGCGGTCGTGGCTAGGTCTTCTATTGAGCTAATCGTTGACGCCTCACGCGCCATAAGCCCGCTTCAAAGGGTGACGGCTGAAACTCGCAAGCTTGATGGTGCTGTTCGGGGAGCAAACGAACGTCTAGGAGCCGCTAAGGGCAAGTTTGTAAGCATGGGCAGCGGCGCAAAGGCTGCCACTGGCGGCATAAGCGCCCTTACTGGAGCTGTCAAAGGTTTAGCAATAGCTGCCGCTGCAATAACCGCCGCAAAGTTTATTTTTGTCAAGACTGCTGAGCTTGAGAAGCAAGCAAGAAGCCTCACAGTCTTAACGGGCTCTGCCAATAAGGCAAAAGACATTATCCAAGAGCTAAGGGACTTCGGCTCGGTGACACCGTTTGAGAGCATCGAGTTAATTGAAACGGCAAAACGGCTTAAAGCTTTTGGGGTTGAAACTGAGAAGTTGGTTGATATAACAAAGCGGTTAGGTGACGTTGCGGGCGCGACTGGGGCAGACCTAGGCGGCATTACAACAGCGTTTGGCCAAATCCAAGCGAAAGGCAGATTGCAAACAGAAGAGCTGTTGCAGTTGCAAGAGCGCGGCGTTGATTTAGCCGGAGTGCTGAGAGAAGAATACAATTTAACCGGGGAAGAATTTAGCAAGGCACTTGAGAAGGGCCAAATAAGCGCTGAGGCGGCAGAGTTTGCCCTGAAAAAATTAACTGATACTGGCGGCAAGTATGCCGACGGGGCCATTGCACAATCAACTACATTAAGCGGCAAATTCAGCACGTTGCTTGATGGCGTAGGCAGGCTGGCCGTCACAATCGGGGATGCGTTAAAGCCTGCCATTGACTTTGTCCTGACTGCGGCCATCAACGCTACAAATCAAATTATTAGATTGATTGAGTTTTCCAACAAAATTTTAGGGTTAGGCACTGAAAACAAAATTGCAAATCTTGAGCAAGAGCTTGAGGAGCTAGAAGGGGGCAAAAGATTCCGTCACGTTTCCCAATCTAGGTCAGACAGGATTAAAGAGCTTAGAGGTGAAATCGCGCTATTGAAGGGTCAAGTTGCGCCCGTAACTGCACAACTCGAGGGATTGCAAGATGCAGCTAATGGGGTGCAACCTCCGGCTTTGACTACAGGCAGTGCTTCTCTAGGTGCGTCAGGGGGGAGCGCTGGCAGGGCAAGGACAAAGCGATCACGCGAGCAAAAAGATCTCACTTTTGAAATGAACGCTTTGCTGGAAAAACAGCAGCAGCTAGCGCACTCAACAGATGAAATAGCAAAATCGAAATTAGCTAAAGAAGTAGAAATCCAGCGAATTTTGGAGGCGCAACTGCCGCCACTTAAGGAGCAACGCGCATTGCGAGACGCTGAGATAGCTCACGAAAGAACTATGGTCAAAGTTTACCAAGACAAATTTAAGGCAGCCGCCGAAAACAATAAGGTCAACCTAGACGGCCTCAAGGCAATTTTTGAACAAGGGGCAATGATCGACGCGCAGATTGAGAAGCAAGCGCAAAAGATGAACCAACTTTATAGGTCTATCGGGGACACCATCACAAGCAGTATTGTTGACTCGTTGGCTGCTGCAGTCGATGGCACCAAGTCGCTTGCTGAGGTTGCATCAAACACCCTTAGAAACCTCGCAGACATCATGCTGAGGTTTGGGCTGCAGACATTTTTGGGTGGCCTTGGTGGTGGCAACCCCAGCAGCATTTTCACCAAGCTCTTTGGTGGGGAAAGGGCCAGCGGCGGAACGGTGACCGGTGGGAGGTCTTTTGTTGTAGGGGAGCGAGGCCCTGAGTTGTTCACACCTGGCCGCAGTGGCAGCATTGCCCCTAACAAGTCGCTAGGTGGGGTGAATGTCGGTACGATCAACATATCCGTTGAAAACACCGGAGAGCAGTTGTCACCGCAAGCCCAAAAACAGTTAGCAGGGCAGGTCAAAGGGATTGTTCTTGGTACGCTTGCCAACGAACGCCGTAGCGGGGGCATGCTGTAATGACTCACATTGCCTTCAACGACATCCCGCTTGATGCGTCTTTGACTCAAAGGCGATCACAGCGCGTGCAGCGGGCTCAGTTTGGAGATGGATACAGCCAAGTTCTAACCGATGGCGTCAACGCTGAAAATGAAATTTGGGAATGTCAAACGCCCCCGCTTACTTTTGCAGAAATCAACTCTTTAGAAAGTTTCTTTTTAGAGCAAAAAGGCCAAGCCATAAACTGGACTCCGCCATACAGCACTAAAACATTTTCAAAGCCTTTTACAAGCGGCACCTTGTCTTTAGGCTATACGAACCTGAGCGCTTTGACTTTGACAGGCTATGTGAGGCCGCAAAACTACACCGCCAATTTAGTGACAGGAGTTTTAACGTCTGTCGACGTACCAAACAATACGAACATTCCAATCACCCTGACACTTGCCGCACGAAATTATTTGCTAGCTGACGGCTGGCAGATAAATACAATAGACGCGGCATATGCCGTGCTGTCTTTTTCGTTAGCGAGGGTTTACGTGTGACACAATCGCCTCCTAATGCTGAAACTTTTAAAACCCAGCTTCCGCAAATTGTCGATCTATTTACTCTTGATATTGCAGCTATTTTACCGCCGGGGTCATCAGACGTAAGCATTTACAGGTTTGCAAATTGGTCGCAAGTCAACGGAACTGATGTGGTTTACAAAACCCATACTTACACGGCGTTGCCCCTTGAGACGTCTGGCTTTGAGTTAAACACAACAGGGCAGCTAGCAAGGCCTTCAATCACATTCGCAAATGTAGGGCTTGGAATAACTGCTCTGACTAACACTTATGACGACTTGGTGGGCGCTACGGTTCAGCGCATCCGCACCCTGACCACCTACTTAGACGGCGCCCCTGGCGCTGACCCTGACGCTTTTTGGGGGCCTGATGAGTGGATTGTTGAGCAAAAAAGCAGCGAAAATAAACTGGCCATATCGTT